ACATGCTTAGTTCCGCAACTTGAACAGTAAATATTACTCATACGTTTATTATATCAGTGTATATTTGTTTTATCTAATTTCTTGAAGACGCTAACGATATATTTCAGAATTTCGCTACGCATAATATCTTCTTCATCAAATTGAAAACAATAAATACCGCGCTCTTCACTTTCTTTATTATTAAAAAGATCATACACCCTCATGAAACCAGATTTGTTGCCAATATCTGATTGCATTGCATCGCCGCAAATAAACATCTTGGTGTTTTCTCCAATACGAGTAAGAAGAGTGATTAATTCTTTACTACTATAGTTCTGAGATTCATCAGCAATAATAATCTTATCATTCCAAGTAGCTCCTCTCAAGAAGTTGATAGGAAGAGCTTCGATAAAACCATTGGTTTCTAAGTATTTAGATTGAGACATTGGCAATAACTCATCCAATTTATCATATAATGGCATCATAAACGGATTGAACTTTTCATCTACAGTTCCAGGCAATGAACCTAACGCTCTTTCACCTGATTCAGCGATTGTTCTAATATATTTTAGCTCTGACTTTGGATTCATATTAAGAATATGAAGCGCACAATATACAGCTAAAAATGTTTTAGAAGAACCAGCAGGACCATTGATAAAAATAATCTTTGTATTCTTATCGAAGGCTATCTGAGCGAAGCTTTTTTGTTTGTCTGTTAAATTGAAGTTTCTAATATTTAATTTAACCGATCTAAAATGATTATCAGCAATAATTTCGTTAAGATCTTCTTTTTCTTTTTGAATTTTCTTCTTTTTGGTTGACATGTTGTTTAGGAATTTACACTATATTGTATGGTTTTTCACTGTTTGAGCGTTCCATATTCACCGACAAGAAAAGATATTTCTTTGTGCGCCTTCGTTCAAAAGGTTTATAAATTTTGTGAAGAAATGACTAAAAGAGGTCATACTGTTTATCATTATGGTCATGAAGACTCTAGTGTTAATTGCACAGAACATATTAATGTTATTAATAATGATATATTAAAACAGAGTTATGGCAACATAAATGATTGGAAGAATAAAGGTTTTGATCAAAACGTAAATACAAACGCGGTTAAAATTTTTAATGAAAATTGTACTAAAGAATTAAATAAAAGAATTAAATCAGATAAAGAATTTATATTATGCTGGTTTGGATTTGCCCACGAATCATGCGTAAAACATTTTTATAATAAAGCGATTGTAGTAGAACCAAGTATTGGTTATGATAGCATGTTTGCGCCCGTTAAAATATTTGAAACGCATAGTCAAATGCATAAAATGCACGGCCATTCATGTACACACATAGGTTTAGGATCTGAATTTGTAGTTTATCCAGGTTTTGATCCTAATGATTTTTTATATAAAAAAGAAAAATCAAATACGGCTTTATTTCTCGGCAGAATTATAGAAGAAAAAGGGGCTAAACTTGTATATGATATATGTAACGATTTAAAACAAGATATCATTTTTGCTGGCCCGAATATACTTGGCTTAAAAGATACTAAATATTGTCAATTTGTTGGCTTTGTTGATCCAATCAAAAGAATGTATTTACTTAGTGATGCAAAATTTTTATTTGCTCCTTCTTTATTTATTGAACCTTGTAATTGGACCGTTATTGAAGCTCAGTTTTCAGGAACCCCGACAATAACAACAAATTTTGGAGGCTTTACTGAAACTGTATCTCAAGGAGAAACTGGACTAAGATGTTCTACCATAAACGATATTGTTTATGCCGTTCAAAATGTAGACAAATTTATTAATCCAGAAAATTGCTATAGAAATGCAATTTCAAAATTCACATTAGAGAAGCAGTGCGATTATTATCAGTATATTTTTCATAACCTATCTTCAACTCAGACAAATTAGTATTAAAGAATTTCTTTTGAAAATTTTCTTTAGCTATGTGTCTTTGATAATTACAATAATCGACATAACGAGCGGTCACTTCGTCATTTTTAGCTTTATCTACGGCTTCAAAAGTTAATAAATTAGCTTTGACCATGTTTTTATATTCTTCTGAGTATATCATGGATAACCATTTTTCTGATTCGAATTGATTTTGTAAATGTGACCAACAATTTAACCAAGCTTGATTGTTATTAGAAGATTTTTGTTTTTTTACTTCTAGAATACTTAGATAATCAAAAGCATAAGCTTCATCGACTTGAAGTGAAATCATAATAAAAAATTATTATCGTAATAATACTAATAAATACGATTAATATATCTAATAAATATTATATTTATTTATAATATAATATGTATATGGACCATGAGCAGACCAGTAATAACATAAAGATAAATCAGAATAAATTGCATCTATTAAATCTTGATTTTGAATTTTTTTATGATTATGATTTATGTAAATAACGACCTCTAAAGGTTTTTTTGATCTTATGATTTTAAAAAGCTCTTTTATCTCAGATAAATCATAAAAACATGTATTTATTATACAGTATTCAAAATAATGATCTATATTATTAATTGTTAAATACTTATCATAATATAATTTATATAAATCAGTAAAATCATTTTTTGAATTTGTAAAAAAATTAATTTTTTTAGATTTGGAATCAAAATTAAATGCGCTCATTAAAAAAGAATTTGCATCATCAAATAAATTTTTTTCCCATGTCTTTACTGATTTTCCTATTAAATCGTTTTGATTAATAAAATCTTTACTGAGTTCTAAAGCTAAATTTTTCCTATTAGAATAAATGTCAGTCGATGAACTTGTGCTGCCATCTCTGCGAATAAAATCATATAAATTTCTTTTTATATTTAAGTAATTGCCGTATTTCTGCATCTGAACGTAAAACATATGATCTTCAAGATAACAATAATATTTCTCTTGATCAGGTAAATCTAAAGCCATAAATCTAAAATTTGGTAAATTTTTAATAGCCCTGAGATTACCCCAAACATTACAACCATCATGTAATTTTTTATTATTGTCTAAATCAGCATAAGTGTCTAAATATAATAAAGAAGGATATTTTCTCTCTTCGTTAAAAACCCAACTAGCTTCGCAAGAAGCAAAAACTATATTATCATCTTTATGATCTAGTAGTATTTGATTATACACTTCTAAACAATTAGGCAAAAGTCTGTCATCTGAGTCCATCATCATAAAATAATCACAATCGACTGGAACAAATTTATTTATATCTTTGACTATTTCAGATTTATAAGCTTGATTGAAGTATAAAATATTATTATTTTCCTTGCAATATTTTAATAATATTTCTTTAGTGTTGTCGCTACTTCCGTCATCTGAGACAAACCAAATCCAATTTTTATAAGTTTGATTGATTACGCTTTTTATGCATGAATCTATGTATTGTTCCGAATTAAAAAATGAAGTTAATAAACAAAATTTAAGATTCATAGTGCATTTATATTATTAATTAATAAATCGATTTGAGTCTTCATCATATCAAAACTAATTGATTTAGAACATTCGAAATTTTTATTTTCTGGACACCACGCCCAATCTTTAGCGTTGAAAATATATTTTTTATTAGTAAAGCAATTAGTGCAAACAAATTTATTCTGAACTATATAGTCATTAGAAAACTCAAAATTTGGATTTACAGAATTATTAATTTTAATTATTTTTTTATTTAATGCCCAAGATATCCATGATAAACCCGAGCTTAAACCAATAAAAAATTCACAATTATTTATTATGTCTATGATTTCATCAAGAGAATGCTCTCCAGCAAAATAATCAACATTATCTGGGCAAACGTTAAAATATTTTTCGATACCAAAACTATAATTTTTATCGACACAAACCACTTTATATCCTAAAGATTTTAAATACGATACTGTTGTTTTCCAATCATCGTTATTCCAATATCTTGATTGAGATGTGGATTGTATAGCTATACATACATATTTATCAAAAGGTAATTTTAATTTATTAGGTATTTTAATTTTTGTTTTAACTTCTTTCCAAGTTAATCCTAAAATATCAAAAGCAATTTCTTGAAGATTTGAATTACGCCAATCAGTTCTAGATAAATTTTTATTATCAGGCGCAAAACATCCAATTTTATATTGAGAATAATAATCAGCATTTATTACATCAGAGTAATTATAAAAATTTATATTTGGATATTCCGATTCGAATAAAAACTTTCTAGGACCATAATAATCAATTTTACAATTATGATTTTTTTGAAATTCATTGATGGCAGCAATCCAAGATATTGAATCTCCTAAACTAGCAGATTCATTGACTATTTTAACTCTTTTACCATCTAAATCGTGATTAAATTCTGATATTAAATTTGTATTTAAATTTTTTACAATAATTTTCCAATTACAATAGTATTCAATAGAACAACTTGTCCACATATTTACATTTAAATTAGTTTCATAATGTAAAATACCAGTATCTTTATCTAAAAATTTTATATTATAAAAACAATCATCATTGCCTAAAATTTCTATTTTGGGAGTTGGAAAGTAAGTACAAATGATATTATTATTTTCTACATCAGTAAATTTAAAATTATTTAATAAAGGTTTAGCTTTAGAATTTATATGATCTTGAACATTATTTTTCGATATAAATTCTACATTATTTATGTTTCTATATTTATTTTGAATTGTAGGCCAATCGTTTATAAAACATTTCATGTCCCAAGAAATAGCTTCTTTTAAAGCTATCGGATTCAATTCTTCGAAAGACGGCATAATAAATAAATCCATGCATGACATAAAAATATCAACATCATTTCTTTCGCCCCATATTTTACAATTTATTTGTTGTTTATCTATGTTACATTCATCAATATAACATAAATTTCCTACGAAATGAAATTGAACTTTTTTATCAATTAGATTTTTAGCTAAATCAAATGTATATTTTTGATTTTTATTTTTATTGAATAAACCAACCTGCAAAACATGAAAATAATTAGGATTTAATCCTAAAGAAATTAAAGTTTTATTTCTATCGGGTCTTATATTTTTTGATAAATCACATTCAACTAATCTTACATTATCTGTGAAAGATTTAATTATATCATAATGATATTGAATTACAGGCCAAAACTCATCAGGCATAAAACGCTTGTCTTTAAAAACTGTATTTTTAGCATGAGAAGTTTCATATATTTCATATTTTCTGTTTTTATCGTATAAAAGAGATAAGAAATTATCAGACATGCCTTTGATAGCAAAATTTTCAGCCACTTCATTCAAGTGAATATAATTTGGCTGAAATTTATTTATTAACTCAATAACTTCTTTTTCTTTTTGTGAAAAATAATAAGAGTCATTTTCATAAGATCCTAAAGATATAAAATTATCTTCACCAACTAATTCAATTACAGAATTTCTTTGAACATTATATTGCCAACTATATAAATTCCATTCAATTACTTTTATCTCATAACTTTCTTTAATTTTATCGGAGATGAGCCACTCTAAATATTTTGGACTACCTCCGGTTGATAAATGCGGCGTAATAAAAAGAAATTTCTTTTTTTCATTTTTTGAATTATTCATTTCATCAAACGAAATACAATCAATAATTAATTGCGGACTTGGATGGCATTCAAAACTACTTTTATCTTCTAAACATTTTATAAGAGGAGGAATTCCTTGGATAGTTTTCCATTCTTTAACACCATATTTAATATCAGAAGCGCAAAATATATCACACGAACCACTTATATATTTATATTTATAAGATTGAGAGTTGTTTCTGTATGGTGCGCGTAACTTATTATTTATTGAAGAACCTAATTGTAATATTTCAGTATCAGTAGTACCAGCTAAATGTAATAAACCAGAATCCATAGTCACAAAATATTTTGATTTGTTTATAACATGCCAACATTGTGAAATAGACAGTTTATTAGTTAAATCCAAACCCTTTTTAAAATTTAATTTTTTCGTAGGCTTGTCCACATTGAAAAAACCAGTTTCATTACCGTTTTTTCCTATTAAAACAACAGGTATATTTTTATTATTTAATTTATTTATTAAAATTTGCCAATTTTCATCAGAGTATGTACGAGAAGGCCAAGTGTTTGCAACGTGTAGACATACATAATCGTTCGGTAAGTTTTCTATTTCAATATAAGCATCAGGAATATAATCATATTCCATTTCTTTTTCATTTAATGTGAAGCCTAAATCTATCGCATGAAATTGCCGAATATCAATTGTATTGTGTTTCTTTTCGACTCCATATTTATTCTTTTCACCACCAACTCCTAGAAAAGTATTAAACGTTTCTTTATAAAATTTTTCATTTATCGAATCTGAAAAAGAATATATTTTATCTACATATTTATTATTTTTAAAAAGATCAGGATGATGAGTTATAACATCTATTTTTTTATTGTATGAGTTATATAACTTTCGTAATGTAGGAGTTGCGGCAATAGTATCACCTAAAGATTGAGAATGTATTTTTAATAAATAATTATTAGTCATGTAGTCTTTGATATAATTATATTCATTGTCTGAAACTTTACCATGATAAAAAAATAAATTTTTTAAATCATTTTTCGCAGGAATCAAACACCACGTTTGCAAGAAATATTTTTCATATCTTGCGTTACTCAAACATTCCATCATTTCTTTTATTTTCTGAAAAGATAAATCATAGTTTTCTGTATTATATGGCAAATTTATTAAGCTTTGACTTAAATCAATCAATTTATCTTTCTTCCACAATATACAATTGGCAACTGTTTCTTCATGAAATGGAGTATAAATTTTCCAATTTTTTATTATCTCTGGAATAGAACATATTTCGCACCATTGCTTAATAAAATCTAAACACTTATTATTAAATAAAAATACGCCAGTTTGAACATATTGTTTTCTTGAATTTAAATCATAATTTAGAAATTTTATTAATTTACTTTCTAAAGTTAAATTTAGATCAAGTGAATTACCTATAAAAGGATCTCCAGCTCCATTCATTATCAAATATTCATAACAACATCTATTCATTAACGGATAATCAATTATGTTATCAGCTTGTTTAAATATGTTATCGCAATTAAGAGTCGCTAAACAATCCGCGTCAAGATAACAAAAATTGTCATTATTATATTTTTGAATATTTAATAAATGATCAACAATAAACGGCTTAAAAAAAACATTAAATGCTTTATAAGAATCGTCTTTTGCGGTATTTAAAGAATAATCATCAAATAATCTATTGTTTTTTCTGGAATCATATCTGATACAAATTACATTATTAAATTTAGACTTATAATCAAAATCAACTGTATAAAAGATTATTTTATAATCACTGAAGATAGATAATGTTTCAAACAGTCTTTCGGCGTATTTCAAAAATGTAGAATCGCAATGAGTAACGTAATAATTCATTGATTTAATAATTTAGATAATTTATTTATATCCGCGCAAGAATGACGCACTTCTTTCTTTGCTTCCTTGTATATTATATTATTGCCAAACTGTTTTGCAAGAGAATTTATAGAAATAGAGTTGCCGGTTCCGATATTAAATATCTCGTTCTTAACCATAAGAATAGATAGTCTAGAGATATAATTACATACGTCATTTACGCTTATAAAATCTCTAGTTTGTTCGCCGTCTCCATAGATAACCAGCGGTTCTTTTTTCTGAGCGGCGATATTAAATGCAGTTATTACTCCAGCGTATTGCGGATTCTGTCCAGCGCCATATACATTAAAGAATCGCAGTATTAAATAATCAATGCCCCACAACTGACAATACATTTGTATATACTTTTCGGACACTAACTTATCTAATCCGTAAGGGCTATTCGGTTCTGTAACATCTGTTTCACTAACTGCGCCTTCTTTATTACCATATACTGCTGCGCTAGATGAGAATATAAATTTCTTTATATTATGGAGTTTGGCGGCTGATAATATTTTTATAGTCAAGAATGTATTATTGCCAAAACAGTTTACTGGATCGTCAAATGATTTCGGCACACTTACCATTGCGGCAAGATGAATGATACAATCTTTATTATTAAATATACTATCGTTAATGTCGATATCTAATATGTCTATGATTTTTTGCCGATGATCAGGGAGTGCGGGGCTGGGAATTTTATCTAGATTGTATATTTCGTGTCCATCATTCAATAGCCTATTTATTAAATGAGTGCCGATAAAGCCGCTGCCGCCAGTAATCAATATTCTCATATATTGTATTCTATGTTATTTTCCGTATTTAAGTATTCAATAGCGTTATAAAGAATAGAAATATTATCATCGAATCTACCAATTCCTAAATTACAACTGTTACATATATATCCGCGAAATGTGTTATCGAAGTGACAATGATCTAATATCCATGATGTTGTATGTTTTTTGCATATCGGGCAGTTGCCGGGAGGAGGTGGGGGGTTTTGAGACCGTAGGTTTCGGCGCAATGAACTGAGTTCATTATTGCATGACTTGCAAGTGTTCTTTCTGCCAGCGTCACTTGTGGAAAAGAATGGGAATTCACTTATGTCTTTTTCGTTTTTACAATTGCGGCAGACTTTTGTACACATTTATAGTATATTGTATATATAAAAGCTTTGTTTTTTATTTTTTTTGTTTTAGAAAATATATGGCTCGGATTTTTTTTGTGTTTTTTATAGGGGATTATGGCTTGTTTTTGTTTTGTTTTTTTTAATAGGGGAGAGGGGGGTATGGGTTGTGTTGTTATTGATATAAGAAAGAGTAGATATGAATAATAGATATAATATGTAAGTTAGATATATTGGAGGATATATAAGATAGAATAAAATGAGTTGAGAGATTGAGAATACCCTCCCCCTGCCGTTACAGCAGAAAAAACAAGAACTTTTTTTTTAGAAAAACGGGGGAGATTGACCCCCCCTCCCCCCACCTTGGCACGGTTCCTGCTGGGTGCAGTAAGTGTGCCAACCTGCGCTGCCCAGGCGCGAAAAAAATCTGCAAAAAAAACGCGAAAAGTTCTAGACGGAAAAGCTGTTTTGCCCTACTTTAATTCCATGACGAACGACTTCGCCAACATCAGCGCCGAGAGCAACCTGAGCGACATGATCGCGCTCCGCATCGAAGACTTCACGGGACCGATCCCTGAGTCTTGGGGCGGCGAGCCGATGGAACTCACCGAGGCCGAGAAGGCCGAGGCGAACATCTGGTTTGACGAACGTCGCGACTCTTGGATGATGGAATTGGTTGGCACTATCTAACAACAACAACAACACAGTAACAACATGAAATACAATATCGAACTCGACAGCGAAACTAAGTTTGTTTTGCGCTTTGCTTTGTCACATCGAATTGAGTTTATCAAAAGAGAATTGGCTGTTGCACGACAGCATAATGCAGAAGATTCTGTTAAATACTGGCAAGACGAGATGGTATCAGCGACAAACGCTGTTGATGTACTAGATAATAACAGTAAGCCAGTATGGTAATACAATAAGGCACAGCAAGATCCGTGCCAACCCACCTTGGCACGGTATCTGCTCCCCCCCCCCCCCCCCCCCGGGGGGGGGGGGGGGGGGGGGTGTGCCCCGGCGGGGGGGACCCCCCGTTACACACACCCCCCCCCCGGT